GCTAGGTAGAAGCCCTTCATCAAATTATCAATGGTTGCGGGGTTGTCTGCTTCGACGTCAGCAAGGTAATCAGCGAAACCTTCTGCGTAAAATTCAGGTGTGCCGTACTTTAGGTTAGCCATGAGATTGGGATGGATTGGTATGAACACCATGGGAAGCCGTGTTTGTCACACCACTTCGCATAGGTGGTTTTAGATCCTTTGTAGATCTTGTTAAAGGGTGCTTGAAAGACGAAGCGAATATCTAATTCGGGATTGCTCTTCTTTACTGCCTTCATCTTGCGGCGATCCTCGCTTGTCAGGCGTCCTTTCACTTCTAGAAAGACACCATTCGGCAAAAGAAAGTCTGGGATGTAGTTGCATTCAAGAACGTAAGCGAGTTTGCGTGATTCGTATTCGTATTTAACTTTCAAGCTAGAGAGTAGGTCAGCGACCTTACCCTCTAAGCCTGATCTGTACATCAAAAGTCATCATCTTCTGCTACATCAGCAGACGGAGTTACAACAGGATCACTGGACTTGAACCCTTTGGTTTGACCAAACAGGGCAGCAACCTCAGTGTCACCCATGTCGCCTGCATCTACACCAGCAGAGCTGTTGAGAGCTACGACCTGGATGCCTACAAGCTTCAGGCTAGTACCGTAGGTAATACCGTCACGCAGAATGTAGGGCTTCTGACGGAATGCCAGCTTAACCTTAGACCCACTGTACAAAGGCAGTGAGTCATCAGTAATAGGAGTGCCTTCAGTATCAACCACAGGCGGGCGGGTCTCCTCATTCCAGGAGAACTTCACCTTGTACTTACCCTCAGACACTTCCTCCCAAGGCTCAGGCTTGAGAGTAGAACGCTTAGGGTTCTTCAGTTTAGATTCAGCCCATTTGATAGTCTCGGTGCGGTCTTGCTCCAGGACTTCAACAAGCTTCTCATCAATCAGTGCACCAAGCGAGTAGCCAAACTTGCTGGGCTTGAGAATAGCCTGGTAACCTTCAAGGACAACAGGCTCAGCGGTGATGTGGACGGTTTGTGCCATTAAATGTTGGGGGAGTAAATCATGGATATACCTCCGGTATAACCACGTTGGGTATGGACAGCAGCTAGCTGAAAGCCAGACTGCGGGAAAACTTTAGGTGTCGGTATGCAATAAAATTCTTTGATTGCAAACCCTGCATCACGCATATCTTTTATGCGTCGTTTTGTGGTGTAATGGTTGATAGATGTCAGATACACTATGTTATCTGCTACCTTCATACCGTGACTCAAGAACTCACGCATCTTAGACCAAGGAGGATTACTAATAATCCAATCTACAGGCGTGGTCCAGTCAAGGAAATCAGAGCCTAACTCTAATTCGCACCAAAGACAGTCTTTGATTTGATCAGAAAAAGCTCCATCACCTTTGCATGGATCAAGTATTACTCCAGTTGGATTGTAGTGCTCAATAATCTCACGTGCTAGTTCTCTAGGCGTGTAAACTATATCTCTGTCTGGAGTATTTTTGTTTGGGTTTAATTGCATTAAAGAATTTAAGTGCGTTGGTTTTACTAAAGCTGCAGTTTTTACTTGAACAATGGTCAAGTAACTGCAAACCTTCTATGAAAGCCACACGAACTTTTGGAAATTCCGTGATGTCAGCTAAGACATACAGTAGGTGATTATCAAGAATATGTGATACCACTTGATCGTGGTCAACCTTTCGACCAGCACCAATCATTGAAGATGGGCAGAATTTAAGACCGTTATTAGTGATCTGTTTCTTCTCTATCTTACGGTCATGCCAAGTGAAGTCATAACCTTTTTGATCTACAAAAACCAGATCATCAAAGGTCTGTTCTAAATGCCGTGATAAAGGCTCACAACAAAACCTACCATCTCTAAACATGTCATAGAGAAACTCTGGGTTTAGATTACCAAAGGAGATAGTCCCTGTAAAATCAAACTCATACGGATGATTCAGCCGAAGTTTCATCAACAGAAAAAGTAAGTGGATTCGATAACCGACTCAGGCTCAAGGTCGCCTACAATCGGTGGTGCAGTCTCCGCACCTATTTGAGATGCGAAGTCATTCAGGTAATCATGCTCTGCGAACAGGTGCATGTATGTCTCACGCACAAGC